CTCCTCTCAGCTTGAATGGCTGCATCCCAAGCCCACGCAAGAACTTGACCGAGTTTTGGCCAGTTCAGTTGAAACGCTTCCGTCAAGAAATAGCGTGGCGGAGTGCGACTGGTTCCAAACTCTACCATATAGGCGTAGGGAGCCCATGCACCCACTTTTAAAATCCAATCCTCAACACGGTGGTAAATTGTACTTCGCAAGAAGCCAGTCTTGACAGGGCACATACGGAAAGCAGCCATGTGAATATCTTCGCCCACACGCTCCAAACTACGCTGAACAGCCGTGTGCATCAAAGGAGGCAACCTATCAAATGCTGCTTGTACTTCTTCAATTCCTTCAACATTCATTCCAAACTCAATGCTCAATGCACCTTCGCCTCACGCTTAGCTTTATCAATCTCCTCTTGCGTTTGACGGTCTATTTCGCCAAGGATAACAAGAAATTCTTGAATCTTTTTGGCTGGTTCTTTTGCAAGCTGGCTTGGAAGACATTTAAACTCTGTACAAAGTCTGTACTCTGTGACGGCTGTATGCGGACGATTCCGCCTCATCGCCCTCAAGAGTTTTTTGATTCTTCAACTGTAACCATGTTAAGTTTGTTTGCGATTTTGCTGAAGAGTTCGCCTAAGCCTACTGAAACGCCTTCTTCTTCGCCCAACAGTTTCTCAAGAGTTATCGGCTTCGTTTCAGGTTGCTCCTTAAGACTTGCCATTATTGTTTCAGCTTGGATCGCTACGTAATCAATGGTTAAAACTGAGCCTGTTTGAGGATTGTACCTTGTGTGTTTTTGCAGTATCCTATTTCTTTTTGCCCAGCTTATCTCTTGAAAAACGTAGCGTCCAGCGTATTCTTTGCCAAACTTTTCATCGATTTCGATGCTTTCTGTTCGCATTTTGAATCATCTCCATAATTGCTATTCTGTTTTTTACTGCCGTGTTGATGTCGTCCAACACTATATCTTGCATCCACTTGGGCATCTTCAAAATCCTCTTCCCAAGGCTCTCCCACATTTTCATCCACTTCTTTTTCAACTCTGCCTCAGCACTGAAATACCGCAAAACCTCAACTTCAGCCATTTTCAAACGCCTTAGCTGATCAAAACGTCTCTGGCAGCAAACTTGGCTTTCAGGCTTACGAGGTCCTCAACCTTTGTAGGTGTAGCCACGTCTTCCCACTTGCAATATTTGAACAAGGCACTGTACGCTCCGCTCAAGCCGAATTTTAAGCTAAACTCAGCATCGCTGATTACATCGTCAAACTCCGTTTTATCTTCAAACTCGAAGACTAATTCTCCGCTTAAGTTGCGGTGTCTTGCTGGCAGATACTTGATTAAGTAGGCGTCTGTGCTTTTGATGACGGTTACAGGCTTTAGGTTGTTTTCAATGCTCCATTTCCAATCTGAAACTCTTGTAACATCTATTAAGCTTGAGCCGTCTCCTGCTCCCCGTTTCACATAGCTTTCACTGTAAGGAACTGCTCCACCATAGTCGCCATAAGCTGCTCCAGTAATCTTCGCCGTGCCAACCGCAACGTCTTGTCCAATAAGCTCCACAGAAGCCCTCATGACGTCTTCAACACTGCACTCAACGTCAAGCTTGTTGATTCTGCAGCCTTTGTAGAGGAAGCTAATGATGTCTGTTGCGCTTCCGAATATTCCCTTGTAGTAAAGCACTTGAATACTTAATGGGCTAAGCGTCTGCACATGCTGAATGAATGATATTGGTGATTCACTTGTCAAAACGCTTGGAATCTTCAAATGCACCTTCCGTAAGCCCTTGGTTAAGCTCTGCAAGTCTCTGTTGCCGATTCCTCGAATTTTTATCAGCCCGGGATCCAGGCTCGGCTCGACGCCTTCAGTATTTACTCCAACCATTGTTGGACTTGTCGGCGTTACTCCATAGACGGTTTCGGCTACGAAGTAGACGCGGCTTTCATGCGCTCCATATGTGTCAACCATTTTATTTTATTCCTCCTTTTTGTCACCTTATGATGACTGTTATGTGGCTAACCACTCGCAGATGGTTAGCAACTTTTTGAGAAGCAAATCCTTCGCCCTTGCAAAACGCCTTTCACGGTCAATGTTCAGAATGTATGTGTCAATAAACCGCACAGAATGGTAGCTCTTGCCATAATAGGCTTTCCGTGAAGCACAGTAAAGGCAAGTCATATGTGGACGTCTAAGGTTTAAACCGCACAGTTTTCTACATGCAAAAGCGAAAGACAACTTTCTCATTTTAGAATACTCCTCCAACATCCTCAAACATCCACGTTTTCAACTGAAATTCCGTGCGGAAAATGAAGGGTTTAACATCCACACGGTCAACGTCCCGAAAGCTGAAAATGTCCAAGTATGTGATTCCGTTAACCGTAACCGCGCAGTTAGAGCAATCACAATATATTATGGCTGCTGTTACTCCGTTGCTTGGGTTTGTGGTTCTCGCAAGAAGCCAAACATACCCGTTGTCATCAATGTAATTCGTTATGTTTGAAGTAAGCGTGATAGCGATTACTTCATCCGATCCGCCACTTCCAGCCTGAGCGTTCTGCCATGCTGAAGCCACGTGATTCCAAACCTTTATTGTTAAGCCGTTGCCTGCTGGAGCCGTTCCATAACCCTCAAAAGACAAAATTATCTTCTTAACAGTATTTTCTCTACTTTCAACTTTAAAACGGAAAAGCATAAGGGCATATTCAAGATTAACGTTGTCGCTTTTAGAATAGCGAGTGTCATCACTATACCAGATTCCCTGATATTCCGTGTTTGTCAGCTCTGTCCAGCCAGTAGCTCCCGGAGTCAACTCGCTTGGAGAGCCTGCTTGAAAAGCTTTATGTGGGTCGCCTGTTGGATAGCCTATACCAGCAAAATTATACTCTATCACGTTTGGCTTGTTGCGGTTCTGCCTAACAACACGGTTAACCTCTTCAACCATTTTTTGACGCATGAGCCTTCCAGGGTCGCTTGTGGCTGGTCTATCCGTGGCCCACACGTTAACTCGCAAAGTGCCTAAGCGTCTGCGGATTCTTCCAGACATCTCGATTTTTGTGTCTCTGCTTTCGGCAAGGCCCACGGTTATTTGTCCATCATAGTTTTTGAACAGTTCACGGTCATACCATTCCTTGCTCACGTAAATGCTGGCAATGGTGTTATCATCCTTGACTACATACATGTTTTTGCTGAGAAGCCTAATCGTTGTTGTAATAGGGTCCTCTATTTCGCTCATTGTCCAATTAGCCTCCTACAAACGCTCTTGTAATATTCTGGGTCTCCATTCAAGTCAAAACCTTGAACCGTTAAAACTTCATAGTCTACGCCTGTCCTTCTAATTTTGTCGTGGACACGTATGGGAAGGAAACTGTAAACTGTAATGTGATCTTCAAGGATGTAGCCTGGCTCAATCATGATTTCGCCTGCTGTGCCCATTGTAACTGTGCCTTTAACGTCTATGCCTTCACCATAACTTACTTGTTCAGCTGCTTCTCGTATGGGATATAAAATCAAGTTTTCGCCTTGCAAGTCGAGGATGCAGGTAAAATTTGTAATGGGGTCTGAATAGTTTAGGAAGAGCTCTGAGAGCCAAGTTACGTTTGTCATAGCCTTCTGCGCCGTTATAGGCGAGTAATCTGTGAATATGGGCCCCCAATTCATAAATTGACTTTGGTATTTCTGGATGATCTGCATGCTGAAAGCAAGGCTTGGCTTATCATGTGCAGCGCGGATTTTCCATAAGATTCCGCTTGTTACCGCATCGTAGTAGGCGCATGCGGGAAAACGTGTAACCACATCGATGTATCCTGGCCAGCAAATAGCAGGATTATAAGCTGGATACTGTGCTGAAGCTCTAATGGTTTCAATAAAATTGTAAACTCTTTGGCATGTGAGGCTCCAGCCTTCATAAGTGTAAAGCCCAAGCAATGCGAAACTCATCGGGTCATCGTAAACCTCGGTTTCATTAATGCCTACACGGTGCCATTCACCATCGCCAGAGGGCTTAGGGTCAAACCATAAATACAAGGCTTCAAAACCAGAACGCAGAAAGCCAACTGCATCACTCATCATTGTTTCATAACTTGTTTTGTTTGCTGTGTCATAAGTTTCCGCAAGCATTTTCAAACCGATAAAATCGTACAGATCCTCAACATTCATAGGCTGAGACCATGCGTCAGCTATTGTCACATACCTTGCGAAACCGCCGTAGTATTTGTCGTGAACGCCCAGAATGCTCGGCTGATGCTGCATGTTATAAAGGAAAGTGTAGCCAGCAAGTTTTGCAGCATTCAGATATCCGGCTGTGCCAGTTAAGGCATAAGCTTTCAGAAGTGGAGGAATAGATCTACCAGCATCAATACTCCAACACTCTGTTCCTGTTTCACTGTTTTTGAATCCGCCGTACGCTTTCTTAGCTGGGTCTGTGATTTGCTGGGTTAGAATGAAGTCTGCGAGCTCCACAATTTTGTTTTTAATCTCGGTTTGTTTGCTTGCAAATTGAGAAGCGAAATAGGCCTCATAAAGAAAGTCAATTGCGAAGGCTGCAGGAAAGGCTCCTCTTCCAAAGGATGGATCTGGGTCTTCAACTTTGCCGTTTTTGGCAACGTAATACGTGTATTGGAGATTGTTCTGCATGGTTAAGACGTTGCCGTTTATGCTTGCAACACTATTCCATTCACTATGAGCATCATCTTGAATTTGCACTGGATATTCAGCTTTAAATTTGGAACCGTCAGCAACCGTGACGTCTTTTTGTCCAGCAGACGCATTTTGAGTCATGTTCGTTGGAATAACGTAAAAGTATGGAGCGTAATGTATGATAAATTGGTAATAGGCTTCAGGAACCTGCAATTATCTCAACCTTCAACAAGTTTTTCATGTGCTTTCTGCAAATCATTAAACCAGTCATGGTTACCGAGTGCATCATCATTTTTTTGAGAAACAGGCTGTGAAAACTTTTTTATAACGGCTTCCCATTGGCTTTCCGTTGCTACTTTGTTAACGTAAAATGCTAAATCGCGTGAACCGAACCTTTTCAAATAGTAAAAATAATACGTGCCGTTTTTAGTGTGTATTCCTAAAGTACAGGGTATTTTGCCGTGTCTAAGTAGGATTCTGAGTTTAACGCATGGATGACATAAGCATATGTGACTATCGCAAAAAGCGTTTTTCCTTCCCCAACACGTTATGAAACCGCTGAAAAACTTCTCAATTTTCCTTTCAATAGTTAGTCTCAGGGCATTAGGAACTGCATGGTTCAACATCATAGCTTTTGCTTAACTCCTCAATGTTTATGGCAGTTGTGAAAACAGTAACCGCTCCGTTAAGCTTGAGTTTTACATAATTCTGCTTAACCTTGAAGAGATATACGTTATCGTCAGTCATGGAGATACTAATCCACCTCTATATTTTGGCACTTCTTCCTTAGCTGTGGCTTCAGCTGCCTTAACCGGTGTTGCAAAATTCATGAGAGCCCTTAACAAGTCATTGCGGAAGCCTTGAACTGCACCTTCAAACGCTAATCTTCCAATAGAAGCCTTTGTGATGTACAAGTCTCCGAGGCGATAGTCAAAGGCGCCGAGAAGCATTCCGCCACTTGCAGCTACAAGAATACGCAGCAAAGCCAAGTTTAAGGCAGATATTTTAGCCCAATTATAGCGCGGATCATCTGCCGTCAAGTCCGCACCTACGATGGCGTTAACATACAAGTTTGCATAATCGACATGCGCTTGAAAGCTTACTTGCAAAACAGGTAAGCCGAAAACCGTGTAAGTTAGGCTTCCAGAGTCGTAGCTGGCGTTTAGGTGCGCTTGAATATCATTGACAGATACGTATTGTACCGTCATACCGTTTTACCTCTAAAACTGGAAGTTTAAAAAAATGGGAGCTTAAAAAAGGGGAAAATGTGGGTCTTACTTTGCTGCTGGCGTTGAATTGCCTGCTTTTCCTTCTTTGTAATCTTCGTAAAGTCCTATGCCCACGGGAATCGCAAAGCCTACAAGCCCTAAAAGCGGCCCCACAGTGCCAGGTACAGCTGTAGCGAGGATCCCCAGTTTTTCAGCTATGCCACCGACTACGAACATGATGGCAGCGAGTCCTACGCCTATCAGCGTAGATGGAACCAGTCTTCCACCAAACATTTTGGTTTCTCACCTCTTTCTTTTTTTATTTGTTCCGCCTCAAGGGCAAACCTTGAAGCATTGAAACAAAAAATGGAAAATAAAATGGGAAATTTTAGGCTGTTTAACTTGCTGCTAACCCTGTCACTTTGCAGATTGCTTCTCCATAAGTCACAACAGGCGCATACCTTGTAGTCAATGATACTTCTACGCAGTCAAACTCTTTTTTGATGTCCACGTCCGTGAGCAGTGGGCGTTTGATCACGAAAAATCCGAGGGGCGAATAAGCAGCGCTTAAGTTTTGTCCGGTACTTAAGATATAAGCTGTGCCTGCTGGAATTACAGTGCTTATCAAGACGTCCATGCCGAAGATTTGCCCTATTTTGCCCGATTGGAGAATACCTGTTTCGCCGCCGTACTGAGCCCATAAGCTGAACTGTGGCAGATACATCACGTCTCGGCTGTTCACTGGGTTAAGTAGTATGGTGTCTGGAATCAGGTTGTAACTTTCGATAATAGCTTTAGCCTTCAAAATGTCTTTGGTGCCTAAGCCCCCTGCTATGGTAAATTCTATGCCTGTCGCTCCGAGACTTTTGTTCGTCGCTGCAAAAGTGTTTCCAGCACCAACGCCTGCATCGATGACTAATTGGCAGTCTTTGTCAATCGTGAAAGCCATGCGCCTCGCAAGTCTTCTAAGCTGATCCTCAATGATCGGGATGTATAAGTCTTCAATGTTTTCTCGGCTTATGCGCTG